ATCCCTCAAACGATGGAAGTGCTGATCATGGCAACCAAACCCGGGCTCTATGCCAACATCCACGCCAAGCAAGAGCGCATCAAGGCCGGCTCTGGCGAGAAGATGCGCAAGCCCGGCAGCAAGGGCGCGCCCACCGACAAAGCGTTTCGCGAGTCGGCCAAAACAGCCAAGAAGCCAGCAAGGAGCAAATGATGCCTCTGGTCAAATCCACCTCCAAGACCGCCTTCCGCAAGAACATCAAGGCTGAAGTGGCCGCCGGCAAGCCCGTGAAGCAAGCGGTCGCCATCGCGTACAGCGTACAGCGCGAAGCCGGCCGCAAGCCCGCCAGCAAATCCGCACCAAGGAGCAAAAAGTGAAATCCACCACCCAGCAGATCCGCAAGATTGAAGCCCGCGAGCCCAAGGTCAGCGGCGGCAACATCATGCGAACCAAAGAGACGTACCACTGCGACTCGCGCGGTGCGATTCCTGCCAAGGAAAACGTCAAGGCTACCGTCAATAGCGTGTTGTCAAAAATCAAGAAGTGATGGCAACGATCAACCAAGACCCCACAGGCATCAGCGGCGCAGGCAAAGTGTCTGCGCGCGGTGGGCCGTCGCCTGAGGCGCAGAAGGACTACCGCGACACGATGGCGCTGATGCGCGACCGGCTGCGGCAGGCCATCGGCGCGTACTCGGAATCGCGCGAGGACGAGCTGGACGACCTGCGATTCATGGCGGGGTCGCCCGACAACCAGTGGCAGTGGCCGCAGGATGTGTTGGCGACTCGGGGCTCGGTGCAGGGGCAGACCGTCAACGCGCGGCCGTGCCTGACAATCAACAAGCTGCCGCAGCACGTCCGTCAGGTGACGAACGAGCAGCGTCAGAACCGCCCCAGCGGCAAGGTCATCCCCGTCAACGATCAGGCCGACGTCGAGGTCGCGCAGGTGCTGGACGGCATGGTGCGCCACATCGAGGTGAACTCGGACGCGGACGTCGCCTACGACACCGCGTGCGAAAACCAAGTCACCTACGGCGAGGGCTACATCCGCATCCTGACCGAGTACTGCTACGAGGACTCGTTCGATCAGGACATCAAGATCGCTCGCATCCGCAACAGCTTCTCGGTCTACATGGATCCGCTGATCCAAGACCCGTGCGGCGCGGACGCCGAGTGGTGCTTCATCACCGAAGACTTGATGAAGGAAGAGTACGAGCGCCTGTACCCGGACGCAGCGCCGCTGTCGTCCATCATGGCGCAGGGCATCGGCGATCAGGACATCAGCCAGTGGATCACTGACGACACGATCCGCATCGCTGAATACTTCTACATCGACCACAAGAAGGACACGCTGTACCTGTACCCGGGCAACCAGACTGCGTTCAAGGGCTCGCGTGAAGACATCACGATGCGCTCTATGGGTTTGACGCCCATCCGTGAGCGTCAGGTCGACCGCAAGCGCGTCATGTGGATGAAGACCAACGGCTTCGAGGTGCTGGAAGAGCGCGAGTGGGCCGGCCAGTGGATCCCGGTGATCCGCGTAGTGGGCAACGAGTTCCAAGTCGACGGTCGGATTTTCATTTCGGGCATCGTGCGCAACGCCAAGGATGCCCAGCGGATGTACAACTACTGGACGTCGCAGGAAGCAGAGATGCTCGCGCTGGCGCCCAAGGCCCCGTTCATCGGTTACGGCGGCCAGTTCGAGGGCTACGAGTTCCAGTGGAAGACGGCCAACACCCAAAACTGGCCGTATTTGGAGGTCAACCCGGACGTTACAGACGGTTCCGGGTCGGTTTTGCCGCTCCCACAACGGGCGGCCCCTCCGCTGCCGCAAACTGGCCTCATTCAGGCCAAGATGGGTGCCTCCGAGGACATCAAAACGACCACCGGCCAGTACGATGCGGCCCTTGGGCAGGTGTCCAATGAGCGCTCAGGCAAGGCCATCATGGCCCGCGAGCGCCAAGCAGACGTCGGAACGTACCACTACGTCGACAATCTGGCCCGCGCAGTGCGTTATGTCACCCGCCAGCTCGTCGATCTGATCCCGAAGATCTACGACACCCAGCGAATCGCTCGCATCATCGGCATCGACGGTGAAACGAACATGGTCAAGATCGACCCGACGCAAGCCGAGCCGGTCAAGAAGATCGTCGATCAGGCAGGCGTCGTCATCGAGAAGATCTACAACCCGTCTGTGGGCCGCTACGACGTCGTGGTGACCACCGGCCCGAGCTACATGACCAAGCGCCAGCAGGCGATGGACGCAATGGCTCAGATTCTGCAAGGCAACCCGACCTTGTGGGCCGTGGCCGGCGACCTTTTCGTCAAGAACATGGACTGGCCGGGCGCCCAACAGATGGCCGCCCGTCTGCGCAAGACCATCGACCCGAAACTGTTGTCCAACGAGGACGACGATCCCGCTTTGCAGGCTGCAAACCAGCAGATTCAAGCGATGGCGCAGGAAATGCAGCAGATGTTCCAGATGCTGCAAGGCGTCAATCAGTCGTTCGAGGCCCGCGACGTGCAAATCCGCGAGTTCGAGTCCAAGGTCAAGGCGTTCGACGCCGAAACCAAGCGCATTTCAGCCACGATGGCCGGCATGACGATGGAACAGATCCAAGACATCGTCATGGGCACCATCGCTGCGGCGCAAGATCTTGGCGATCTCATCCCGCCGCAGCAGATGCGCGGCCCTGTCGAAGAAAACCCCCAACATGAGCTTGCGGAAATGCCAGCTATCGAGCGTCAGGAGGAGGCCCAGCAAGCCACTCCGATGCCCAACGTCGTTCCGCAAGGAGGTGCAGCATGAAAGCCGCTGATTTCGTCGGCATGATGTTCTTGGCGCGCGATGTTGCGCACTCAGTCCATCTCAATACCCGCAGTTTCTCCAAACACATGGCCTTGAACACGTTCTACGACGAAATCGTGGATCTGGCCGACAAGTTTGCCGAGGCGTACCAAGGAAAGCATGGGCTGATGGGGCCGATTTCTCTGATGAACGCCCGCAAAACGTCGAACATTGTGGAGTTTCTCCAAGACCAGCTCGACGAGATCGAAAACGTGCGGTATCAGGTGTGTGACAAGACCGAAACCGCGCTGCAAAATATCATCGACGAGATTGTGGGCCTGTATCTCAGCACGCTTTACAAACTTCGCTTCTTGGCATAAGGAAGAATCATGGCACTCTACAAACAAGGCAGCGCTGACGCGCAAATCAAGGTTGGTGCAGGCAAGCTGTTCGGAGTGTTCGTCTCCAGCACATCGAGCGGCACGTTTGCGCTGTACGACACGGCCACCAGCAGCACCAGCGACCCCAAGATCGTGGCGACCGTCACGCCGGCGGCCGGTACGCAGTACGTCAGCTTCCCGGCGGGCCTGTGGTTCAGCAACGGGCTGTACATCGACATCGCCAACACGATTGAGTACACCGTCGCGTACGAGTAAGGACACGTCATGGCCGTCTACCTATCCCCTCTCGGCGGCGCTGGCTGGCAGTTCTTCACCAGCAGTGGCGCGCCATTGTCTGGTGGAAAGTTGTACACCTACTCTGCGGGTACAACTTCACCCTTGGTCACTTACACGACCTTTGCAGGGAACGTAGCCCACTCGAATCCGATCATTTTGGATTCTGCCGGTCGCGTGAGCGCAGGCGGCGAAATTTGGTTGGATGTCTCCAAGTCGTACAAGTTTGTGCTGACGACCAGCGCGGACGCGCTGGTGGGTACTTGGGACAACATCGGCGGCCCGAGCGCCTTGGTGTTCTTGGTTGACGATTTCAACGGCAACGGTGTGGTAACCACCTACACGTTGACTGCGGTTCCCGCCAGTAAGGACGCCACGTTCGTCTACATCAATGGCGTGTACCAGAACAAAGCAACCTACAGCGTTTCTGGCAGCACCCTGACCTTCTCTGTCGCACCGCCGCTCAATTCCACGGTCGAAGTCACATACCTCCAGATCGCCCAGAGCATCAGCATAAATGACTTCACTGGGAATGGCTCGACGACTGCGTTTACGTTGACCGCTGCACCGTACAACGAGAACTCTACGTTCGTGTTCATAAACGGCGTATACCAGCAGAAGAACACTTACGCTATTGTTGGCTCGACGCTGACTTTCTCGGCGGCGCCCCCGGCGAACTCCAGCATCGAAGTGATTTCTACTTGAGTGGGCACAGCATGGCTATCGAAATCACCCCCGCGATTGCGCCCCACACGCAGATTCGCATGACGACCAAATGTTTTGTGTAAGGATTCAACATGGCCCTGACTAAAGTCACCTACTCGATGATCGAAGGCCAGTATGTCAACGTACTGGACTACGGCGCGTACAACGACGGAACGAACGCAACAGACACGACGACGGCCATTCAAGCGGCCATCACGGCGTCTGCTGGGCGCCCGGTTTACTTTCCCGCCGGCACTTATGCGGTCAACAGCACGTTGACCTATACGCCCCCGTCGTATACCGCTGCGTTTGGCCCCGCCTTGAAGATGCTTGGCGATGGCCCTCTCAAGACCATATTCGACAATCAAGCGAATGGCCCTCTGATCAACATGACGACCCCCAGTACGGGGTCTGCGTTCTTTGGCGCGCTTGGGGCAGTGCTTGATGGGTTCACGATCAAGCGCACCTTGTCGACCACTGGCGGCGTTGGCATCAAGATGACGGCCGCCTACAACCCCACGGTTCAGAACGTCCACATCATTGGCATGTCATCGCACGGCATCGAGATTCCGTGCGTGCTGGGTGACAACGATGGCAGCAACATGGTTCGTCTTGACCATGTGCGAATCGAAAACTGTGCTGGTTGGGGCGTGAAGGCCGACGGCGCGTCTGGTTTCAACGAAACCAGCTTCCTCTACATGCAGCACGTCTTCATCCAAGCGTGCGGCACTTACAACGCCGCCTATCAGCCGCCAAGTGGCGGCATGATCTGGAAGGGCCAGATTCTGACTATGCAGCAGTGTGCGTTCACGCTGAACGAGAACTGTGGATTGTTCATCCCCGGCGCAGCAGGTTTGGGGCAAACCGTTGATCTTGAAGGCACGGCTTTTGAGAACAACAAAGCGCGCGGTTTGTTCTGCCGAGGCATCAGCGCCTTCAAAGCTCGCAACATTCAGTTCTACAACAACAACTCGTACACCGCCGCAGTTGGGTGTGAGTTTGAAGGCGATTCATATGCAATTCGTCAGATCGACATCAACGGCGTTGTTGTGCGCGCAACTAGCGGAAACAACCCATACACCGCATTCAAACTCAGTGGTGTTAACACCGATTTTGATACCTGCCGCGTTCGCAATGTTGTTTGGGATAACTTTGATTTTGCGGGGCAAACTCGATTTAACGGCTGGCAGTTTGATCCTGTTCCTACTGATGAGTATATTCTTCAAATCGCCAGTAGCGTAGAAGTTTATGTTCGCCCGAATACTTACATCGGCAAAGGCAACAAAATTCCGTTGCGGCTGCAAGGGCCACGGAATCAAGGTGGTGTTGGTGTTGCGTCAACCAGTGGCGAGTGGATAACTCATCAACTTGATTATTCGGGTATTTACTACAACCCCGCGACTCTACCTATAGTTGCCGGCACAAGATATTGGCTTTACCTGTACGACAACAATAACGTGCCTACGCTAGAGGCCAGTAGCACCGCAGCGCCTACAACTGACACTACAAGCGGTTACGCTGTCAAAACTGGTGATGCAACTCGTTACTATGTAGGGAGCATCGTTGGCGGGGCTTCTAATGGTACGGTAGCCACCACTGGAACTGGTTGGGTCAACCCCACAGTTGTCGCAAACGGTTTTACGAACGCGCAAGCCTATTTGTGGACTGACGCGCTTGGAAAACTCCGCATTAAGAGTGACGGCACGTTGCCAACCAGCAGTACCGATGGCACGATTGTCGGCACGCAAACATAATCTTGACGCCCGGGTAACTGGGCGTAGAATTTAACCAAACCGTACTGATGCGGCACATCAGGGCTCAAAACGAGCAACCATGAACGACGAAAGTCAAAACTTAGCGGAAGTCGAATCCGCGCAAGCCCCCGAGGTGACGGCCACCACGGATCAGGCACAAAACGCGCCGGAGGTCGCTGAACAAAGCACCGAGCAGCAGACTGAGGAGAAGAAATTCACTCAGGCTGAGATCGACGCGATGATCAGCAAACGCCTTGCAAGAGAGCAACGCAAATGGGAACGAGAGCAGAGGCTGAAGGCGGCAACGCCCGATCTGTCCGCTACGCCCCCAACGCAGGAACAGTTCGAGTCTCCAGAAGCCTACGCAGATGCGTTGGCCGAACGGAAGGCCGCAGAGCTGCTCGCGCGTCGGGAAGCAGAACGTGCAGAAGCCGAGCGTATCGAGAGCTACCATGAGCGTGAAGAGGAAGCCCGCAACAAGTACGAAGACTTTGAACAGGTCGCGTACAACCCGCGTCTTCCGATCACGTCCGTGATGGCCGAGACGATCCAAGCGTCCGACATTGGCCCCGAGGTGGCTTACTACCTTGGTTCCAACCCGAAGGAAGCTGACCGTATCGCCAGACTGTCGCCCTTCTTGCAGGCAAAAGAGATTGGGAAGATCGAGGCCAAACTGGCTGAAAATCCTCCCGTGAAGAAATCGTCGAGTGCCCCAACTCCGATCTCGCCTGTCACCCCTCGGGGCGGCAACGCAAGGGTTCTGGACACGACTGACCCGCGCTCCATCAAGGAGATGTCGACGTCAGAGTGGATCGAAGCCGAGCGCCAGCGGCAGATCAAGAAATGGGAAGCTCACAACCGAGTCCGCTAACTTTTTGAAAAGGAATTGTCATGGCAAACAGCCTGCTTACCATCGACATGATTACTCGCAAGGCTCTTGAGATCCTTGAGAACAATCTTGTCCTGACCCGCAACGTGAACCGTCAGTACGACGACAGCTTTGCTGTCGAAGGTGCCAAGATTGGTTCGACCCTCCGTATCCGTCTGCCTGACCGCGCTCTGGTGACCGACGGCGCCGCCCTGCAAGTGCAGAGCGACAACGAGCAGTACACGACCCTGACGGTCGCCTCGCAGAAGCACATCGGCGTGAACTTCACGTCTGCCGAATTGACTCTGCAATTGGACGACTTCGCAGAGCGCGTGCTGAAGCCTCGTATCAGCCAGTTGGCCGCCAGCATCGACGCTGACGTCGCCAATTCGTTTAAGTACATCGGCAACAGCGTCGGCACCCCCGGCACCACGCCGTCGACCTCTCTGGTGCTGTTGCAGGCCCAGCAGAAGCTGAACGAGAACGCTGCGGTGATGAGCCCCCGTTATGCCACCGTCAACCCGGCCGCCAACGCTGGTCTGGTCGAAGGCATGAAGGGTCTGTTCAACCCCACCGACACCATCAGCCGCCAGTTCAAGAATGGCATGATGGGCATGGGCGTGCTGGGCTTTGACGAAGTCAACATGTCTCAGTCAATCAAGCAGTTCACCACTGGCTCGCGCACCGCGACCGGCGGCACGACCTCTGCTGCTGTGTCGAGCGAAGGCGCAACGACCATCGCCATCACCGGCGCTGGTGCCAACGCTACTGTGAAGCAGGGCGACGTGTTCACCGTGGCAGACTGCTACGCTGTGAACCCGCAGACCCGCGAGTCCACCGGCTCGCTGTTCCAGTTCGTGGCCGCTGCTGACGTGACGCTGAACGGTTCTGGCGCTGGCAACATCACCGTGTCGCCGATCTACTCGGCCAGCAACGCGCTGGCTACTGTGGATTCGCTGCCCGGTAATAGCAAGGCTGTTGTGTTTGTGGGCGCGGCTTCCAGCCAGTACCCGCAGAACCTTGTGTACCACAAGGATGCGATCACCTTCGCTACCGCCGACCTGATGCTGCCGCAAGGCGTCGACATGGCTTCGCGCCAAGTGCACAACGGTATCTCGATGCGTATTGTTCGTCAGTACGACATCAACAATGACCGTATGCCTTGCCGTATTGACGTGTTGTACGGCTACAGCGTCATTCGTCCGCAGATGGGCGTGCGTCTCTGGGGCTAAACGAAACGGGGGCTACGGCCCCCTTTCCAAACTCTTTCTGAAAGGAATTCATCATGGCAATCCCTAATGGTGCTGGTGGCTATCAGTTCAACGATGGCAATACCGGCGAAGCTCTTCTGTTCATTCAGCCCGCCCCCACCGCGCTGACGGCCGGCGCAACTGCTACGGCCGCCCAGCTCGCAAGTGGTCTGTTCACTTTCAACGGCACTGCCGGCAACCTCCAGTTGCCCACCGTGGCCGATCTGGAGGCCGAAGTCTCTTCGGCTACCAAGGTGAACGCTGCGTTCGACTTCTTCGTCATCAACATTGATGCGTCCGGCTCGGACACCATCACGTTGACGACTGGGACTGGTTGGACGATTGTTGGCACGGCAGCAGTGACGGTGAACACTTCCGCTCACTTCCGCGCTCGCAAGACCGGCGACGGTACTTGGACGGCATACCGCGTGTCGTAATCAACAGGGGGGCCTTGGCCCCCCGTTTTTGAAAGGACAACACCATGCCTAATACCAAAGCAGTCGGCGTGGCGTACAGCGACCCGCAGTTCGACAGCGTGACCGTCACCGGCGCGTCTAGTCTGCAAGCTGTTACCGCCACCACGGTTACCGCTTCTGGCGCAGTTACCAGTACCGCAACCAACGGAGCCGCTGTCGCCAACGGCACCGCTGGCCTGTACTTTCTGACCAGCGCTATCACCGCCAACTCGACGACCACTTCGGCGCCGGTTGGTTCGTTGGCAACCACGACCAACGCCACTGGCCTTGGCAAGCTGTTCATTTCGGACGGCACCAAGTGGCAGTACCCTGTCGTAGCGTAAACCACAGGGGGCCCGACCGGCCCCCTGCCTAAATCATGGCCGTCATTTACCTTCGACACCCCATTCACGGCGCCAAGGTTGCAACTTCTGAGATGGAAGCCGAGAATGATATTCAAGACGGCTGGGAGGAGTTCGACCCCAGCGACGCAAACGAGCCGCAAGACGAGCCCGAGGCGCCTGCTGCCCCCGAACCCGTTCCGGCCGAACCTGTAAATCAACTGCCGCGCCGCCGTGGGCGTCGGCCTAAGGAGGCCACGGAATGACCACCTCTGCTACCGCCGGCGAACTCATCAAAGGATCGCTGCGTCTGATCGGCCAGTTGGCTGAAGGTGAAGAGCCTTCTGCCGACACGATGCAAGACTCGATCATGGCGATGAACCAGATGATTCAGTCTTGGGACACTGAACGTCTGTCGGTGTTTAGCACGCAGGATCAGGTCTTCACTTGGCCCGCCTACGAAAAGTCGCGCACGATTGGCCCGACCGGGGACTTTGTCGGCAACCGCCCGATTGAGATCGACGACGCCACCTACTTCAAAGACCCGTCCTCGGGGCTATCGTTTGGCGTCAAGCTGATCAACCAGCAGCAGTACGACGGCATTGCGTTCAAGACCGTGACGTCAACGTACCCTCAAGTCATGTGGGTGAACAATACGTTCCCCGACATGGAATTGACGGTCTATCCTGTGCCCATCAAGGCATTGGAATGGCACATCATTTCGGTGGAGACGCTTGCGGAAGTCGCCAGCGTTGCCACCGACATCTACTTCCCGCCGGGCTATCTGCGCGCTTTCCGCTACAACTTGGCGATGGAGCTAGCGCCGGAATTCGGCGTCGAGCCTTCGCCGCAGGTCACGCGCATTGCGATGACCAGCAAGCGCAACCTCAAGCGTATCAACAACCCGAATGATCTGATGGCGATCCCGTACCCGATTGTGGCGACTCGTCAGCGTTACAACATCTACGCCAACAACTTCTGATGAAAACGCCGATCCTTGGGGCCACCTACGTCACGCGCTCGGTCAACGCGGCCGACGCGCGGATGATCAACATGTTCCCCGAGGTCATCCCCGAGGGCGGCAAGGAGCCGGGCTTTCTCATGCGCGCGCCGGGGCTGCGCAAGCTCACCGAAGTTGGCACAGGGCCTATTCGCGGCCTGTGGCAGCTTGGCGGGTATCTGTACGTTGTCAGCGGGCCGACTCTGTACAAAGTCAGCAGCGCGTATGTTGCCACGCCTCTGGGCACGATAGCCAACTCGCCGAGCCCGGTCAGCATCAGCGACAACGGCACGCAGATCTTCATCGCCGCCAACCCGCAGGGCTACATCTACAACACGCAGACCAACGCCTTCGCGCAGATAACCGACCCGGACTTCCCCGGCGCGGTTACTGTGGGCTATTTGGACGGGTACTTCGTATTCAATGAGCCCAACAGCCAGCGTTTCTGGATCACAAGCCTGCTGGATGGCACATCGGTTGACCCGTTGGACTTCGCCAGCGCTGAGGGCTCGCCTGATGGCGTGGTGGGGCTCATCGTAGACCACCGAGAGGTCTGGCTGTTCGGCACCACATCGGTGGAGGTTTGGTACAACGCCGGCCTGCTGGATTTTCCCCTTCAGCGCATCCAAGGTGCGTTCAACGAGATCGGCTGCGTGGCGCCGTACTCCATCGCCAAGATGGATAACGGCATCTTCTGGCTCGGCCAAGACGCTCGCGGCCAAGGTATCGTCTACCGCGCCAACGGCTACACCGGGACGCGCATTAGCACACATGCGGTTGAGTGGCAGATCCAGCAGTACGGCACCATGTCGGACGCAATCGCCTACACCTACCAGCAGGACGGCCATAGCTTCTATGTGCTGATCTTCCCCAGCGCCAACACGACATGGGTGTACGACGTCGCCACCAACGCATGGCATGAGCGCGCTGGGTGGAACAACGGCAGTTGGACGCGCCATCGCAGCAACTGCCAAGTCTTCTACAACAACATGGTTGTGGTGGGCGATTACAAAGACGGGCGCATCTACGAATTCGACCTTGACTACTACAAGGACGACGATCAAATCCAACGCTGGTATCGGACGTGGCGCGCGCTGCCGACCGGGGCCAACAACCTCAAGCGCTCGGCGCAACACACTCTCCAGCTCGATTGCGAAACGGGTGTCGGCATCAACCAAGGCCAAGGCAACGACCCTGAGGTCATGCTGCGTTGGAGCGACAACGGCGGCCACACTTGGTCATATGAGCATTGGAAGAAGATGGGCAAGATCGGGCAGTACGGATACCGCACGATCTGGCGTCGTTTGGGCATGACCAATCAAATCCGCGACCGCGTGTATGAAGTGTCGGGCACTGATCCAGTGAAGCTCGCTATCATGGGCGCGGAGCTGTATGTGACCCCGACCAATGCCTAACAATCCGATCAACATCACCAACATCACGCCGCCGCGCGTCCCGTTGACGGACGCGCGGACGGGCTTGATCTCGCGTGAGTGGTATCGGTTTTTCGCCAATCTTTTTCAGCTTGTTGGAAACGGCAGCAACCAGATCTCGCTGCTGGACGTGCAGTACGGCCCTATCGGGAACACTGCGGAAGTACCCCCTTCCAACAGCCCGGACATCAATGCCGCGCCTACCAATGAAGACCTGCGTTCTGACTACGCCGAGCTTCAAAAGCAGGTGTACGGTCTGGAGATGGGCCGTGAGCCGCAGTTCGGCACGATGGCGCCGCTTCAGCAGGACAACGTGCCGTGGCTGACGTTCAACACCTCACCATCTCCAGTGCCCACCGCTGTGGGCAGCATGTACTGGGACGGCGGCACGACGATGGGCGTACAGGCTACGGCCAACGTCCTGATACGCATCGGCGAATCTGAATATGTCTACGTCAAAGCATCATCGGCGATCACCAAAGGACAGGTCTGCTATCACACTGGCGCTGTAGGTGCGTCGGGCGTCATCACGGCCGCGCCCACACCGCTGGCACTGGCCGACCCAAACCAGATCGTCGGCATCGCTGCCGAAAGTATCGCCCTCAACGGCTTTGGTTTGATTCAAGTCAGCGGCGTCTTGCGCGGGTTCAACACTACCGGCAGCAGTGTGGGTGAAACATGGGCTGATGGTGACCCGCTGTATTACAACCCGGCTTACGTCGGGAGCATGACCAAGACCAAACCGTCTGCGCCGAATCAGAAGACTTACCTTGGTGAAGTCATCAATGCCGCGACCGCCGGGTCGGGGTCAATGAGCATCCGCATTTCACCCGGCTCTACTCTTGGTGGTACTGACAGCAACGTGCAATTCAGCGCGTTGGTCGACAAGAACATCATTCAGTACGACAGTGCGCTGGGCTACTGGAAGAACGTCGCGCCAACGGCGGTTGTCGTTGGCACGGCCACCAATCTGGCCGGCGGTGTTGCCGGCTCGGTGCCGTACCAATCCGCGCCCGACACCACGACGTTCCTCGGCATCGGCACGGCTGGTCAATACCTCAAGGTCAACAGCGGCGCCACCGCGCCACAGTGGGCCAGCCCGGCCGCGCTGACGAAAACCGACGACACCAATGTCACGCTGACTTTAGGTGGCAGCGCTTCGACCGCCTTGTTAAACGCAGCCTCTCTCACGCTGGGCTGGACAGGTCAGCTTGGCGTAAGCAGGGGTGGCACGGGCGTCAGCACAACGCCGACCAACGGCCAGCTCCTGATCGGTAATGGCACTGACTACACGGTCGCCAACTTGACCGCTGGCAGCGGCGTAACCATCACCAATTCTGCTGGTGGCATCTCGATTTCGGCCACTGGCAGCGGCGGCACAGTCACCAGCGTCTCGGTTGTGTCTGCCAACGGCTTCGCTGGTACTGTCGCCACCGCGACAACCACGCCGGCCATCACGCTCTCGACCAGTATCACCGGCCTGCTGTACGGCAACGGCACGGCGATTGCCGCCGCAACCGTCAGCGCCCCGCTGACCTATTCGGCCGGCACGCTGGCGATCACGCAGGCCACCACGTCAACCAACGGCTATCTGTCGTCGACCGACTGGAACACGTTCAACAACAAACAGCCGGCGGGCACTTATGTGACGTCCGTCACAGGGACGTCGCCAATTGTCTCCAGTGGTGGCACGACGCCGGCCATCAGTCTGGCATCTGGCTACGGCGACACCCAGAATCCTTACGGCACCAAGACCGCCAACTACGTTCTGGCCGGCCCCACCACGGGCGCGGCGGCTGCGCCGACGTTCCGTGCGTTAGTGGCCGCTGACATCCCGTCGCTGTCCTACGTTACTTCGGTGGGTGCCACGGCGCCGATCACGTCCACGGGCGGCCTGACGCCGACCATCGGCGTTACTGCGGCGGCGTTGACCAAGGTCGACGACACCAACGTGACTCTGACGCTGGGCGGCTCTCCTACGACCGCGCTGTTGGCGGCCACTTCCTTGACGTTGGGATGGACAGGGCAGCTTGCTGTTAGCCGAGGCGGCACAGGGTTGAGCAGCGGCACTTCGGGCGGTATTCCGTACTTCAGCAGCACGACGGCTATGACCAGCTCGGCGCTGCTGGCCGCCAACGCGCTCATGGTTGGCGGCGGGGCGGGCGCTGCGCCTTCTACAATAACCACGGGCACCGGCGTCGTAACGGCACTGGGGGTCAATACTGGCACCGCTGGGGCGTTTGTGGTGAATGGCGGCGCCTTGGGCACGCCTTCGTCGGGCACTGTGACCAATCTGACCGGCACGGCCAGCATCAACATCAACGGCACGGTAGGCGCCACCACGCCGGCCTCGGGCGCTTTCACGACGCTGACAACCTCCAGCACCGTCACGCTCAACGGCGGCACCGCCAACAGCGTTGCGTACCTCAACGCCTCCAAGGTGCTGACGACCAGCACCAACGCATATTTCGACGGTTCCAACCTCGGGCTGGCCGACGGTAACGCCCCGACGCAAAGACTAAACCTATACCGCACTGGCGCTACGCAGACGGTTATGGCGGTCGGAAACAGTAATACCGGCCTTAACGGCAGCTATTTTGGCGTCGATACCGCAGGCAATACTATTATCAGCCAGACTCAGGCGCTGGCGATTATTTTCTCCACCAACGGGGTGGAACGCGGGCGCATCACCAGCACAGGTAACTTTGTTGCCGGGCCGTCTGCGGCGCTCGCCACGACTGCCACAGACGGGTTCCTGTATGTGCCAACGTGCGCAGGGACGCCTACGGGCACACCGACGACCATCACGGGCATGGCCCCGATTGTCGTGAACACCACCAACAACAAACTGTACTTCTACAGCGGTGGCGCTTGGCGCGATGCGGGGCCATAATGCGTGTAAAAGAAATTGATTCTGCCCGCAGTCAGTATCAGGCCGCAGCCGAAATTGTGAGTTTTCAACTCCAACAACGCGCGGAAATTGAAATAAGGAGCCTATTATGGCCGTGTATGTCAAAGTTTTGATCCCCGCGAAAATCGCGGAGAACGCCCAAACGACGCAGTACACCACTGCGACGAACGTCACCACGATTGTGGACAAGTTCACCGCGACCAATTACGGCGCGGCTGCGGCGTCCATCAGCGTCAACGTCGTCACCAGCGGGGACACGTCGGGCAATCAGAACTTGATTGTCAAGACCAAGACGCTTCAGCCTGCCGAGACGTACACGTTCCCTGAGATCGTTGGCGTCGCGCTAGACCCGGGCGGCTTCATCTCTACTTTGGCAAGCGTAGCGTCGTCCATCAACATCCGCTCCAACGGGCGCGAGATCACATCGTGAGTGACGTGACGACGCAAGACCCCGGCCAGCTCGCCGGGCTGATGCAGCAGAAGATCGGCGCGCTACAGGCCGAACTGTCCAAACTGCCGCAGTACCAGCCCGAAACGAAGCATTACTTCCACGGCGGCATGTACTGCCGGGAAGTGTTTCGCCACGCGGGGGTCTTGGTCGTCGGCGCGGTGCACAAGAAGGAACACTTCTACCTCATCGTGTCGGGGACGGTCGCCATCACTGACGGCGAAGGACAAGTCCAAGAAGTCACCGGGCCGCATTTGTTTCAAAGCAGGCCCGGCACCAAGCGCGCTGTGTACGCAGTCACGGACGCGCTGTGCATGACCTTTCACGCAACCGAATCGCAAACTGTCGAAGAAGCTGAGGCCGAGTTGGTCGAAATTGAAGACAATACCAACTATCTCCCCGGCAACGTATTGAAACAAGAACTTCTGGAGGTGTCACCATGACATTCTGGGTAGCAGGCGCAGTCGTTGGCAGCGCCGTCATCGGTGGACTTGCGTCCAGCAAAGCCGCCAGCACGCAAGCGGAGGCCGCTAATCGTTCGGCCGACGTTCAGAAAGAGATTTTTGAACGGCAGGTTCAACTGCAAGAGCCGTGGCGGCAGGCAGGCATCACCGCGCTGAACAAGCTGATTCCGATGTCGGAATACCAGAAGTTTGGCATGGGAGAGTTTCAAGCTGACCCCGGCTACGCTTTCCGAATGTCAGAAGGTATGAAGGCGCTGGAGCGGTCGGCGGCCGCGCGGGGCGGTTTGTTGTCGGGCAGCATGTTGAAAGGCACGCAACGATTCGGGCAGGATCTGGCCTCGCAGGAGTACCAAAACGCCTTCAATCGCTATCAGGCCGAACGGGCGGCGCAGCTTCAGCCTTTGCAAGCGTTGGCGGGCGTCGGCCAGACTTCTGCGAATACTCTGACGAGCGCCGCCGGCCAGATGGGCCAGAACGTCGGCGAAGCCTTGCAGTCCGCAGGCGCCGCCCGCGCGTCGGGCTATGTAGGCGGCGCCAACGCACTCACTAGTGCGCTTGGCACTGGGTTGAATTACTATCAGGGTCAGAATTATCTGAACGCGATGCGTACTCCACCCGGCTTCAATTACACCCCGGGATTCGGTGGGTACAACTACACCTACCAGAACCCCGGCGCCGTTGGGCCTAACCCGCCGCCCGGCCCGTAAGGAGACATCATGCCGATCAATCCCGCAATCGCAATGGGCGTCCAGCCGATCCAGATCACTGATCCTCTGGCGCAGTACGGCAAGATCGCCGCTCTTCAGCAGGCGCAAAATCAGAACGCGCTGGCGCAGTTCCAGCTTGGCGCCGCGCAGCGTGAAGAGGCCGCGCAGAATGCTTTGAGCCGCGCATACCAAGAGGCGTACAACCCCCAAACGGGCGCGTACGACATGAACAAGCTGCGTGGGTCGCTGATCACTTCCGGGGTCGGTGCCAAACTGCCTGATGTTGAAAAGAAACTGGGCGAGCTGCGCACGCAACAACTCGCGCAAAGCGAGGCCGAGACAAAGTTGGTCGACGCCAAGCTCAAGCAGTCGCGCGCGTTTTTGGACACGATTGATCCGACCGATCCCAGCGCGCCGCAGCAATATCTGGCGTGGCATCAGGCCAACCACCGTGACCCCGTGTTGGGGCCTATGCTGGCCGCACGCGGCGTGACGGCCGATCAATCTATGGCGCGGATCCAAGACGCGATCCAGCGTGGCCCGCAGGCGTTCGCGCAACTGCTCAATCAGTCCAAGCTCGGCACCGAGCGGTTCATGGAGCTGAACAAGCCCACGCTGACAACGCAAGACGTTGGCGGCCAACTGCGCGTCATTTCCACCCCGGGGCTGGGTGGCGCGGCTACGGTCGTTCCCGGCTCGATGGTCACGAAGACTCTTACGCCCGGCGAGTCCAAACCGACTGTGTCGAACATCGACGTGGGCGGCGCCGTCCTCACGCAAGAGTACGACCCGGTCACCAAGACGACCCGCATCATTGGCCGGCAGGCCAAAGGACTCACGCCGGAGCAGGCGCGCGCAGCGTCGCAGGAAGCCACCAAGGTCGCACACACCACGACCGACGAGGCCGGCAACGTCACGTTGTATAACATGTTCGGCCAAGTCATCCCGGCGCAAAGCGCGACCGGCGAAGCCGTGGCGCTCAAGGGCAAGCCCAGCGCGACGTTTGAGAAGACTCGCGGCCAACGTGAGCAGTTGTCGAGAGATCTCGACACGGCGCTGTTTGAGCTGAAAGACGCAGTGAAAGAAGGCGGCCTGATTGATCAGTCCACCGGCAGCGGCGTGGGGCGTTTGGTCGACGTTGGCGCGCGGATGATTGGGCAGGCAACGCCCGGCGACATCGCCATCGGCAAGCTCAAGCCCATCGCCGACATCGTCCTCAAAATGGTGCCGCGCTTCGAGGGGCCGCAGTCCGACAAGGACACGCAGTCCTACAAGGAGGCCGCTGGTCAGTTGGCCGATCCGTCAATGCCCACGAAGATCCGCAAGGAAGCTGCCAAGACCATCATTCGTTTGATGGAGAACCGCAAAGGCCAGTTTGTGTCCACTGGTATGGCGGCTGAAGGCACTGGCCCGGGCGGCGGCGTGGACGCCAACAACCCGCTGTTGAAGTAAGGAGGGCGACATGGCTGCCGCGCTCGCTGACATCATCCAAGACCCGAACTTCGTCAACGCGAACGAGGCGACCAAGCGCGCCATCTTCGACAAGTACGCGCCGCAGGATCCCAACTACGCCAAGGCGAACGCCGCGACGCAGGAGGCCATCCGCATCAAGTTCGGCGTGGCCCAGCCGCGCGCGGCCGAGCCCGAAGGAATGCCCGGCCCCCGGGCGCAGCCGCCTGCATGGGCGTCCGAGTACCCCGGCCTGTACAAGGCCGCTGTCACCACGCGCCAGATGGTCGGCCCGACCGTCGAGATGCTTGGGGGCGTCGGGGGCGGCCTAGTCGGCGGCACGGCCGGCACGTTCGGCGCGGGGCCGTTCGGCACTGCTGCTGGTGGTATTGCAGGTTCGGCGCTAGGTTATGGCGCAGCCAAGCAAGGTCTGCGTGCTGTCGATGTGGCGCTTGGCTTGCAGCCGCCGTCACAGACATTAGGGCAAGAGCTGCGCCAAGCGGGCGGGAACGTCGTCGAAGGCGCTACCTATGAGGTTGGCGGTCGTCTGGCTGCGCCGGTCGTAAATCGGCTGGTGCAGGGCGGTGTCACGTTGGCGGGAAAAGCCGCCGACATCACCAAGCTGCCCAACCAGTTGGCCGCTCGCACGGCCCGCGAGTCGCTCGGCACGCCTGAGCAGGTCGCTGCTGCCCGCGCGGCGCTGCAAGCGCCCGAGGCGCAAGGGCTGACGGCACAGCAAGCGATGGCGCAGGGCGGCGTGATTTCACCCAGCGCGCAGGCCACGATTGAGAAGACGATCAAGAAGACCGCTGCGGTGGACACCCGCGCGGCCATCGAGGCCAGCCAAGAAGCTGCACGCAAATCAACGATTCGAGGCGTGACGCCGGATCTGGAGGCGGCGGTCAAGGCCCGCAAGGCGGCGGCCGATCCCTTCTATAAAGCCGCCGACAAGGCTGTCGTCCCTGTTGACGCCGAGCTGGTCGACGTCATCTCTCGGATGCCCGAGGGCACGTTGGCGCAAGCCGCCAACATTGCCAAGATGGAGGGGCGGCCCTTCATCATGGGCAAGACCACGCCGGCCAAGATGGTTGAGACGGGTATGTTGGACGCTGCGGGCAAGCCCATCATGCGTGAGGTGCCCGGGCAGACGGCCGAGATCACCGGCGAGTCGCTGCACTACATCAAGCGGGCGTTGGGAGACATCGCCTATGGGCCGACGGCCACGACCGGCGCTGGGCGTGATACCCAGCTTGCCGCCCGCAAGTTGCTGGACGACTACGTCAAGGTCTTTGAGACGAAAGTGCCCGACTACGGCAAAGCGCGCCAGATCTTCTCCGACATGTCCGCGCCCGTGAATCAGGCGCAGGTGCTGAAGGAGATGGTGTCGGTGTTGGAGAAGCCCGGCGGCGGCGAGCGCATCGGGCCGTTCCTCAACGTGCTGGGCCGAGGCGAGGAGGCCATGCTCAAGCGCGCCGGCGGTCGAGGCGGCGCTCGCTTTGAGTCGCTGACCGAGGTGTTGACTCCCGAGCAGCTTGCCAAGGTGCGAGATGTGGCACGGCAGCTCGAAACCGAGGCCGCCATCGGCCAGCAGATCAGCGCCGGCCAGCAGCGCGCGACGCAGCTCCTCAAGGACGAGCTGCCGAACTACCGGCTACCCAACATCTTCAACGTGTTGGCGACCACGGCCAACAAGGTGCTGGACACGTTGGGCACCCGCGTTGGCGAGAAGACCATTAAGACGATGGCCGAAGCATCCCTGTCGGCCAAGTCGTTTGACGAGCTGCTAGGTATGTTGCCCGGCGACGAGCGAGTCAAGGTGCTGAAGGCTATCAATGATCCTGCGACTTGGGCAGCGCTGCGCGCAGCTACGCCGAAGGCCGCAATGGGCGTCGGAGGCGCGGTGGAAAACCCCGAGATGCCTCCCATCAACAATCTGGCGCCGCAAGCGCCCGTGAATGCGTTGGCGAGGTGACTATGGCGTTGGAAGGAAGCGCGGAGATTGATCCCGTGAAGTACGGTGTCCTGTGGCAGAAGGTTCAGGACATGGACAAGAAGATGGACAAGATGGAACGCCAGATGGAACAGTTGCTCGACATGGCAAGCCGTTCCAAAGGTGCAATCTGGCTCGGCATCGGCCTATGGTCGCTGGTGACGGGCGTGCTGGGGTTCTTCCTCGGCAAACACTAGGAGGCCAACATGGCAACGAAGAACTGGATCGCGGGCGCCATCAAGAAGCCGGGCGCGCTGCGCAAGACGTTGGGCGTCAAGGAAGGCGAGAAGATTCCCGCTGGTAAGCTCGCCAAGGCCGCTGAGAAGGGCGGCAAGACCGGCCAGCGCGCCCGCCTTGCGCAGACCCTGCGCAAGATGAAGAAATGACGTTCAAGCTCGGCCCTCGGTCAGTGTCGCGCCTCAAGGGCGTGCATCCTGACCTTGTCAAAGTGGTCGAGCGAGCGATTCAGATTACGCCGGTGGACTTCACCGTGCTGGAGGGGCTGCGGTCGCCTGAGCGGCAGCGAGCGCTGGTAGACGCCGGTGCCAGCCAGACCATGAACAGCCGCCATCTGACGGGCCACGCCGTCGATCTAGGCGCGTGGGTGGACGACGAGGTGCGTTGGGATTGGCCGCTGTACTACAAGATCGCGTCGGCCATGAAGACCGCTGCCGCGCAGGTCAAAGTGCCGATTGAGTGGGGCGGCGATTGGGTGCGGTTCAAGGACGGCCCTCACTTTCAACTGCCGTGGGAGGAGTACCCCTGATGGATCCAGTGACCATACTCGCCGCGCTTGGGCCGCTGGCGGTTGACTTGGGGAAATCCCTTATAGGGCGATTCATCCAAACGGACGGCTACAAGCCCGTCAACGTCGATGAGTACGTCAAGATGCGCCAGCTCGATCTGGACATGTTCAAGGCCATGAACGAGGCGGGCGGCTCCAACCCCTCATATCCGTGGGTCGAGGCCGCTGTGCGCCTCATGCGCCCCGGCGTTGCCGCCATCGTTCTGGGCACATGGGCGACGCTTAAACTGCAAGGGCAGGCCAGCGATACGGTCGACAACTTTGCGGCAGCGGTCGGGTTTTATCTGTTCGGCGACCGCACGCTGTTCTACAGCCGCAAAACAAAATGACCTGACGGGGCAATTGAACCCCTGATGGCACTGTCCGAAGTCGTCACAGCAGTTCACATCAGCGCTTCCTCAAGGTCGTCTAGACTCGGCTTTCGCTCCCGACGGGGTGGATAGTTCTCGTAGATTCTGCCGCCTTCTTGGTAGAAGCGAAAGGGCCAACCTTCACGACGCTTTCGAGGGTAACGAACTTGTGCAGGTTCGCGCACTCCCGGCGCCGGCGCGTCCCTCTTGTCTCCAAAACCGTTGTCCACGTTCCGCATACCGGGCATTTCATTTCACCTCCGTCACACTGTGCAAATACGCCGTCAGGCGCTTTATACGCGCTTCGTGGTACTTGCACATGGAGTCGGCGTATTCGCGCCCTGACTGGGCCTCCAGCAGCTTGCGTTTGGCCTCCTCCAACTCACGCAGCGCTATTACTTCTGCGCTGGGCGTGCGGAAATATGCCTGTATGGCCTCGTACAAATCTCGCATGATGTACCTCTTACAGAGCCCGGGCTTCCTTCAGAATCTCGCGGCGCTCCCGGGCTGCGCGCAGCGTGGTGTAGCGCTGGTGCAAGCGCTCAAGAATTGAGATCCTGCGCGCGCCTACGCGCTCTTCGTTGAGCAGCGTCAGCACTTGCTCTTCACTGAGCAGCGCGAGGTCTTTGTTCAGCTTTCGCCAATTCAGTTTCAATCTTCTTCTCCAGTTCGTCGATCTCGCGCCCGATGCGCAGCATGGCCTTCTCGGCGCGGTTGTAGACGCGCGCCCACTGGCGCTCGTCGGCGCGGGCGGCCTTTAGTTTGGCCTTCCACAGTTTCAATTTACTTGAGGTCATAGCGCTCCTTTATCGTGCGGATGATGTCGTCGGGGGTCAGGCCGGGCACTGCGGAGATCAGGGCGCATTCCATCGCTACCTTCTGCGCGAACTGGCGCATCTCCTTGACCGTCATCACCGCAATCGGCAGGCGCTCGGTGGCGGCCGCGCGGATCATCTCGATCAGCTCTTCATCTTTGATCACTTGAGTTCCTCCATTGCTACGTTGCTGATGGCGCGCTTGTTGTGCAGCGCCGCCCAGATGCGCTCGTCCACGGTCTTCTCCGTCATCAGGACGTAGCACCAGACGTCGTGTCGCTGGCCGGAACGGTGCAGTCGCCCAACGGTCTGTTCGTAAAGCTCAAGACTCCACGGCAGGGACAGAAAGACCATGTGTCTGCCTCCGTGCTGTAAGTTAAGGCCATGACCTGCGGATTTCGGGTGCACTGCCAGTAGTGGAACCACGCCGGCGTTCCATCGTTCAATGGCACCAACATCGTCCACTGTGGTGAGGTGAGGATAGCGTCGCTTGAGTTCGGCAAGCTCTTCTTTGAAGTTGTAGACGATGATGGTGTTGACATGTTGGTTTTCTTCCAGAAGGTCATCGAGCGCGTCGAACTTGTGCGTGCTGAACCAATGCGGCTCGGGCGTGTAGACGAACCCAGACGACATCTGTTGCAGTTTCTGCGTCACCACGGCGGCGTTCTGGGCCACGGCGGCGGTGTCAGGGAACTGCACGATGAAGTCTTTCTTCATCGTCTCGTAGGGTTGGCGATCCTCCAGCTCGACGCGCAGCTCAACCGTGTGCAGCGGCGGCAGCGTATCGGTGTAGACGCCCGGCTCCAGCACATAGGTGGCCGGCTTGATGCGCTGCATCACCAGCTCCAACGCGCCGGGGCGCGGCGACCACTCGTCGTACCCGCCGTAGGTCGACAGCAGGAAGTACTGCTGCATGAACGCGCCCTTGCTGCGGCCCAGCAGCTTCTGGTCGACGATCTTGCACTGGCCGAAGACATCCTCCAGTCCGTTGCTGGTGAACGATCCGGTCAGGCCCCAACGGATGTTGATGGGCTTGAGCAGCTTCTCAATAGCCTTGAAGCGCTTGCCGCTGGGGTTCTTGAGCTTGGTCAGCTCATCGAACACCACGGCGTCGAAGTTGTTGTTCAGCTCAGACAGCCACTGCAAGTTGTCATAGTTGATGACCATGACCTGCGTGTCTGCGGCGTAGGCGACCAAACGCTCGCGTGGTGTGCCAACGCACAAAGACATCGTCAGCCCCGGCGCCCATTTCGGCAGCTCAACCGGCCAGACCGTCGTCGCCACGCGCTTGGGCGCCACCACCAGCCAGCGCGTCACCAGCCCCTCACGCACCATATCCTGCATGGCCGTGAGCGCCGTGGCCGTCTTGCCCGCGCCGACCCACGCCAGCATCATGGCGCGGTCATGCTCGAACAGAAAGTCGGCGGCTTCTTCTTGGTAGTCACGCAGCTTCACGTTCGCGCTCCAGTATCCAGTTGAGAACGTCTTCGCGCGACCACAGGCAGGCGTAGCGTTGCTTGAGCCGGGCCATGTCCTCGCGGAAGTGCCGCTGCAACGGCGAGAGGCGCCCCGTGGGGGCCTTGATCTCGACGAACCATGTGCTACCGTCAGGCAGGCACACGACGCGGTCGCTCACGCCCCGGTTGGCCGGGCTGGTGAACTTGTACGCGCGGCCGCCCAACCGGACGGCCGTCATTTGGCAAAAGTAGGTTTCGATGTCTCGTTCCATGCGCCGCATCATAACACTGTCAAAAAGTTCTTGACAACTGTTTTCTGACCTGTGCCATAATGGGGCCTCGTTCAATCCACTGGAGTCCAATATGCAACACAGCAAGATCGTCGGCGGGTCAACCGCCAAGCGCGTCATCAACTGCCCCGGCAGTGTGGCGCTCGTTCAGAAGATGCCCCCGCAGGTCGAGAGCAAGTACGCCGCCGAAGGCACCATGCTGCACGCCTGCATGGAAGACCTGCTCGCCGATGGTGAGCTGGGCGACGTCATCGCCAAGAACAAGCTGACCGACGATCAGGCCAACAAGCTCCAGTTCTGCCTTGACGCGCTTGACCAGATTGACCCCGACCAAAAGATGGTGTTCAACCAAGAGGTCGAGGTGTCGTTCGAGGGCGTCAAGGGCCTTGAGGGTGTGTTCGGCAACGTCGACCTGATCGGGCGCCTTGGCGACCGTGTCATCGTGCTGG